CTGAAGAGGCTTGCCATCGGGCATCTTCTCTTCTTTGTACAGCGTAAAACCGCCGACGCTCCCATAGTCCGGGGCCCCGCCGCCACCACCCGCAGGGTCAGAGAAATACCCAGGCGTGGCCTTGATGGTGTACTCCCCAAATTGCTCGCCAGGGTCGTTGTAGCTGCTCGCCTCGCCCTGCTGAAACGCTTGGTTGTACGAGGCTAGAAGTCGCTCACCAATCTTGGGATCGTTCTTCAGCAGATCGGCAAGCAGATTCTTGGGCGTAATAGACGTGGCCGTTCCCTGCGTGGATCCGCCAGTGGTGGTCGAGGTGATGGGTGTTGTTGCCATTCTATATCCACTAATGCAGGATGGGGGTTATTTTTGCCCTATTGTGTGGGTCCGTTAACCAGAGTCACGATGACCGAAACCCAGTCCTGCCAGTTGATGAAACCCTCTGGCGCCGGTAGGCCATACGATTGAAACGTCGGCAGGGTCAGCATGTGGTTTGCGAGCATCCGCCAGTTCTCTTCATCTACGATCGGCAGGGGTTCCTGTCCGAAGTAGTGCAGCAAGTTGCCGTTCCAACTATCCCAAGTAGCGTCCTGGGGAATGAACGGTATTGACTGGCGAATATCGGCCATTACGGACGCTCGTCGCCAAACTCGGCCGTGACTAGGACACGACCCATTTCGTAATTGCCGTCCATTACGTTAGAAACAAACCGAAGACGGGACTCTCGGTTTTCAATACGCAAGTCAATCTTGCCGGTGTCAGGTCCGAAAGTAAATTCAGCCGAAGCCTGCTCTTCACCTCGGGCAAATTTCCGACCCAGTACCTGGAGAGTCATGTCCCCGGCTTGCACGAAATCTGGTTCGATACGACGCAAGTGAATGCGTCGGTTGATACCGCGCGGTGCATCTTGCGACGGGTCGCCGCCCACCCAACTAATATCGCAAGTGTCGAACGACGAGTAGATGGAACGCACACCATCATCGTCAGCCTCGTTCAGGCTCCACTCGTGCTGCCAAACCGTGACACCGTTACTGACCGGGTACACTGGGTCATTGAACACCAAACCGATTGGTACGTTATCTGAGAAGGTGATAAGCGTCACGTTCTGGTCGGGATAGTATGTCGCGGCAGTAGTTCGATAGAACGGCGCGCCAAACTCCGCGGTGAACTGCACATTTCGACGCGGGAATATGCCTGGAGTGGCATCCCCTTGTACATAGACTTGGTTCGGCCCGGGAGGCAACAACGGCGCAACCACGTCATCAGTCCAGAAGTAAGGAGTAATAATCGTGTCCTTGTACTCCCATCCGCACCAAACGGGCGACGGGAACACTTCGGTCGTGTAGCCACAAGAACGACGGGCACCTTCAGCTTGGCCGGCGTCGTACCACAGCTTATCCTTCACGTTGTAGATAATCGCATCCGTGCACTCGGTTGCATTACCGCGGGGATAAAAGAACCAGACTTCGTTGTACCGGGGCACCTTTGTAGCCCACACTTTTTGGCGCTGATTAAAGTTCAGGTTGTCGTATACCCAGTTGATATTCTTGTCGTTGGGCATGACCTGGACAGAGCCGTTATATGCGTAGAATCGATCCACGCCCATCCAGTAATAGATCCCGTCCATCTCTACGACCGAGTTAGAGGACAGGATTGAAGTCTGGCTAGAAATAATGTCGTACTTCCAGTACTGCTCGGGGTTACCAGTAAAGGAAACCCGGATCAAGCTGTCCGTAGCCCAGAACAGGCCGGACGGCGAGTTTGTGCCGCCTCGAACTGGCATGCCCTTGACGATCTTGCCTGCCGTCATGTTGTTGCGGTTAGCCAGGGGGCCATTCCAGTCAAATACGCTTCGATCTGCTTGGACTGGATCGACGTTGTTGTTGGCGATGAATCCGTTGGACCCGTACACGAAGATGAACGGGTAGAGCACGCACACGCCGCCATCGACCACGATTGGCGCGCCTGTGGGGTTTGCACCGGCCGTATCCGCTAGGCCCTCGAAGTTCCAGGTATAGTTCGTATCAGGCAGCACGTTGCCCACCAGGACCTGGGTGGCGATGCCGTTGTCGATGTTGGCAAGGTTAAGGCCCGGGTGGGCCAAACATTTCAGCGCGTCACCTTGCGGGTCGTACTGAATGTCAAATTGCCAAGTGTTTAGTTCGCTCTGTTGGAAGTAATAATCCGCCACCCAGACCTTCGTAGGGGCTCCGGGAATAGCCGTTGTGAGCGTCACCGTTGTATTTGGTGCGGTATAGCTTGAACTAGAAACAATATACTGAGGCGCGCCAGGGGTTTGACTGAAAACCACCTTGGTGCCTGCGGTATAAATATCTGTGTGGTCGCCGGCCACAACAAAGGAAGGGGTTGCGACACTGACAAGCGTGCGCTCGTCATATCCCACTTTGATAACCGCGGAATAGGGGCCGTTGCCCACACCGAGTGACGTGGCACTGGTGGCCGCAATCAACGCAAACTGATTGCCGGTGAAGATGTAATTGACACCGTTAAAACTGGTGGCGATCATGCCGCGCGCAATGCCGGTCCAATCGCGGTACATCTGCAAGTACCCACCTATTTTCTTCGGCACACCGCGCTGAAAGCGGCACCACACCCCGTCGGTAAATTCGCGGGATTCAAAGGTGGTACCGTCGCGTTTGACCCCTGGCTTTACGCCAAGGGTATAGACGAAGTTCAGGTTTTGATCTTGCTGCGCGGCCATTTAGAAGTTACCACCGTCAACTTGCAGAAGGTTGTTGTTACCGTATAGGATTTGAGTCTTCAGTCCATAGGTCAACAAAATCGCCACAGTGCCGGTGTTAATAATGACCGGCGCATCAGGACTACCAACCACATTGAAGGTCACCGAATAACCTACTTGGTTGGTCTGGTTGGTGATCACATAAATCTGCGTGATCGCCGGCAGCGTCACGTCAAGGGACTGCGTGCGGCTGCCCGTGTTCGCCACATAGGTCTGGATCGTGACCGCAGCATTCACAAGGTTCAGCGTGTTTCCAGGTAGGCTATCCACGTCGTAGATAGCGGAACTGTATGGAACCAATGTGGTCCGCGGCAGGCCGATCGTGTAATAGTTGCCGGTGTTTACATCGTATGTGATGATGGCCGAATCAGTCGGGAAGAATACTTGCGTCGCAAATCCGTTGATGGTCTTCAGGTACGGTGCGTACACCGTGACCTGACCTTCGCCTTCATTACGAAGCATGACGTACCAACCGGCCGTCGGGGGCTCAATCGGTAAGTAAACCTCACCCAGGCCTGCCTTCCAGACATATGCCCTGGAGCGGTCGGTCGAAACAAGCTGATAGTCGGTGTACAACTCGTTAACGAGTGTAGAGGTGTTCAGCTTGCCTTCTTGTGCTTGCAACCCGTAGCCGGCCAGAGACAATGCGTCTGCATTAACCGTGGAGGCACCAAACGCAAACGTGTGCCAAGCATTTACGTTTGTGTCGTCATCATCCACAAGGTAGAAGTACCACGACTCGCCCGACGCAATAGTCGTCGAGGCTACGGGCTGATCGAATAGTTCAATCGTAACGGCGCCGACCGATAGGTTGTTAAACAGAATGTCAGAGCCAACGGAACCCTGCGAGGCAGGAGGCAGGATAATCGTTCCACTTCCGTCTCCGGTAATGTCAATGATTCGGGCGGCGGGCTCAGTATCTCCGCCCGAAACCGTATTGGCAGGCCAGGAAAGTTGTGTGGTGCTGCCCGAAGCAACCGCCAGATCCAGATAGGAAACGTCGGTCGGTTGAATGACGTTCCCAGTGAATGGGGAAACAAAAGTCGCCATTTAGGGCTCCAAGGTAGCTGTGTTGCGATCGATGCGGCGGGAGTTATCTTCACCCTTCAGTGCAGCCATGGAAGCACTGTACATCTGCTGCCACAATTGCAGCTTGTCAGGGCTCTTCAAATAACCCTGAGCCTGCAAAAGCGTGCCAAACAAAATGGCCTGGGGCGCCTCGCGCGTGATCAGATTCTGTTGGTTGGTTGTGTCCAACGGCTGAATCTGGCTGTAGTAAATGATCTCGACCGTATAGGCCGCATTCGGGGTGGGACTGATCAGCCAGTGGTTATAATCGTAGTCGCTATAAAACTTCGGCTGCGCGTTGTCGGATTGACTGGAGTACTGCGCAACATAGTCTTGTGAACGCAGCAGCATCGGGGCGCCGTTGATCTTCATCGACACCGTTTTTCTCCACCGCGCCGGCTTCAAGAGGACTGGCTCAGTGGGGATTGTGTTGGTGGTGACGACGGTCAGTTCCCAGAGCGTCTTGACCTGGGCGGCAATCTCTTGCTCGGCCATGGAAATAAGGCGCGGGATCTGTTCCACGAACGACGTGTCATCGCGCTCGGAATACCTAATAATGTCCTGTACCAGACTATCATAGGTCATTACGTATGCGGTCGTCATGATTATCTCGTGTAGTAGGAAATGTTCGGCGTGTAGTAGATGGGCGACTTGTCGCGCTCTTCTGCTTCAGCCTGGGCCAACCAGTTATTGGCTTGTGCTTCCAAGTACGTGATCCGCGCCATGTCAACACCGGGCAACTGCAACGCAAGCTGATGCGACAGCATTTTCTGAATGGCCGCGATCCACCGGTTGGGCACATACAGTTCATTGGTCAGAGAACCAACGTCTTGCAGTTCCATTTCCAGGATCAACTGGAAGACCTGGAAATCATCCTGCGGTATCGGCCACAGATACATTTCCGGCACAATCTGACGGTTGAACCAAAACTGAAGTGAACGCTGACTCTGGAATTGCTTGTTCGGCAGATTCCAGTAATCGTCCCGATTCAAGCGCGACAGCGGAATGTCCTGCTGCGTGTATGAGAACGAAAGTTGCCGCAGCGAGAACGTGTTAAGCACGTCCAGATTTCGCAATCTGAAATAGTTGTACTCAGGCGTCGGATCGATTGGGAAGTAATACCACTCACGATCGGCCAGGGTAATCTCCGGCAGCGTCTTGCGCACGGTCCAGGTTACCCCGTCCTCGCTCGTCTCAAAGACGAGGTTATAGGTGGCAGCACCATAGGAATTGAACCCGACCTGATAGATGCGCTGCCCGCCAGTGTATCCCGCGCCGAAGAAGTTTTCGCCCAGGGTGGAGGTTGCGTAGGTATTTAGGTCCTGGTCAAACAGATTGCCAGAATCTGGATTGGCCGTCGGCAGAGCCTCCGAAACCGAAGGCGTGATGATATAGCGCCAGTTGGACTCGCGCACGTCAATCGTGCCAGGGGGCAGGGTAATGACGGTCTGATCGGTCACCGTGCCAAACAAGCGGTTCTCAAGCATCCACAGATTAACCCCTCGATTGGAGAGGTTCATCAGGATATAGAAGAGTGCCTGTTTGGCCGCGTTGATGTACTCCGGGGTCTGCTCTTCAGCAGCTTTCCCGGCTTCACGAAACGCATATTCAATCAGTTGACCGACATTTATTTTGGTCTGATTGGTGGTGCCCGAGTAGGCCATGAATTACCTCCCGCGGCCGGCAGTCTTCTTTTCTTTGACGCGTTCCGGCAGATTCTTGGAAACGGGGCCCGCCTTGACAAATTCCTTGCCAACCTTTTTAGGGATGCCGATATTGCTCTTGCCTTCGGCGGCCGCGTACATAGCGCCCAGTTGGGCCTTGGACTTGATGGGCATTAGATTTTCCCGCCCCGGGCGTACTGACCGACCGCGCGCAGGCCGCGGAACACGTCCTCCATCGGGCCCATGGGAGCCGCATGGCCCAGGCCGCCGGATGCGGATGCCACACCCATGCCACCAGGGGCGCCGGCATAGCCCGCAGGCATGCCCATGTGGGGACCACTGACCATCGGAGGGGTTTGACCCGCCTCGCCGGCCACAGCGCCACCCGCCTGGAACTTCTTGGCGCAGCTTTTGCCGCCGCCCATGTAACGCTTGACGGTGCCGCCATCCTTCTTGGAACGGCCGCCCTTCTTCAGCTTGAGTTCAGTCTTTTCCTCATGCTGTTGCTTGTCGTGTTGGGCCATGGCCTTTTTGACAATACCCTTGTCCTGCTCCATGTCCTTCGTCTTCTCTTCCTTGGTTTCCTTACCAAGTCGCTTCATCAATTCCTTCTTGCTGACGGAGCCGCCCTCCTTGTAGCAGGCAAGTTCCGACTTCATTTTTTGGTTGGGGCGAAAGCCTTCCATAATATGCTCCTAAAAAGAGTTAGCTCCTGACATTACATATACAAAAACTCACGGGTTTTTGGCCCTATTTCACATCAAAGCAACCTCCGCCTCTCGACGGCGCACCAGTCCGGGTAATACTTTGCCTCCGCCACGGGTCCACAACATCAGTTGTTCCTTGGCTCCGTCCCAATCCTGTGCGTTAATCTTGCGGCGCAAGGTTGACGTTTGCAGCCGACCGACGCCAAGGTTGTACGTGAAATCGACGATCGCGTTGAACCGCGACGGGTACGCAATCAAGCCAGGGCATAGGCGCATGACACCCGGCGCGTACGTGTGCGCCAATTCAATGCCCAACAAATCAGCCGCGGCGCGTTCGTCCATCGGCGGATCGGTCAACGCAACCTTGCGCCCGTCGGCGTAATAGGTTGACCCGTACCCTATCGTAGGAACCCCGGCAGGGCACAGGTACGGCTTGGCCCGAAAGCCCTCAAACCGTTTGCACAGTTCGGCCGCAATGTCGAGGTTCATAGGCCACGCTGTTTCAGGGTGCGGTCAAGGAACCAGTAGTTGATGGTGCCCGACACCAGGGCCATGAAGTCTGCGGTCATCATGGTGTTGAAGACTTCTTGGGGTGCGGCACCCTGGAGCCAACCGTTCCATGCAAACCATAGGTGGACAAACGACCACAGCAGGATTACCCAGTATGTGACCACCGGGCGCACCGACGCGCTCAAGGACGCTGCCCACCCGCCTGCGGCCTTGCTCATCTCAGCCTGTTGATTGATGGCAGAGTTGAATGCATCCATTACACCGGTGTCGATAGCTTTGTCGCGCTCGGCACCAATCTCAGCCAGTTTTTGCTGACCACGGATCTGCTCCAGGTCGCACTGACGTTGGAACATCAAAAGTTCATGGTTGCGCTCATTCTTCTTGTCAAAGAACTTCAACACCTCGGGCGCAAGACGGAAGATGCCGCCCAACAATGAACCGAATATGCCGCCGCTGAGTAGTTCCAACATCACTTGGCCCCTTTCAAGAATTTTTCCCGTTCCTCAAGCAGCTTGACCTTGACTTGAAGATCGTTGATCTGCGCCATCAGTTGTTCTTTCAGAATTGCGCGGCGCTCGGCACTGATCGGGCTATCTGTGGGCACGCCCTCTTTGGTAATGAGTGCAGGCATTTGCCCTTCGATCTTGGTCAGCCGTTCGGAGAAAGAATTGACTTGCCCAAGCAACCACGCAAGGCACATAACGACGATAGGAATTACCGCTTTGAGTGCATCTGACCAAGACATAATTCACCTCATAGTTTGTCTTGTTTGTGATCGAGCTTTTCAAGGATGCGGTCGAGCTTAGAGAAAATCGTCTCCGCGAGCTTGTCGTAGTCGGTCTTGCGCACGTAGTCGCCGATGACTAGCACCTCGATCTTCTGCACCTTGTCGGCAAGTTCAGAATCGCTTTTCTTGAGGTCACGATGTGAGTCGTACATCCATTTCAAGAAAAAACCAATAGTGATGTTCAACAGCGCGAACGCCGCATTGATGAGTGATTGACTGTCCATGGTAGGCATTATGGTGTGTTGACATACGCTGATAGATCATCCGGCGTGTACGTGCCGTTATTCACTATCACCGCACGGCGATAGTGTGCAACGCGCGCCGGCTGCGACATATCCCATGGATTGCCGACTTGCCAGTGGTAAACGCCGTGCTTTGCGTACGGAGTCTGATAGGTGGGGTTGTCCACATAACCAATCGGACCTGTGTAATCAACCACCAACTGACCATTGATCCAAGTCTTAATATACGGATTGTCAAGCGGATCAATAGATACAACCGCTTCAGTTACCACTGTGAGGTAAGTATTGTTCTTCCACCATCCAGAAGGGGAAGTCATTAGAATGAGATCGGTTGTGGTTCCCACCGAGGGGGTCAGACTGTTGTTGTACCGCAAAACTAAACGTAATGCACCTGACGTGACATCCATCGAATAAATCGGCTGCAAACTAGCCGTGCCGCCGGCATTCCACTGCATAAGCAATTGAGCATCGGTCGTGGTTCGCCAGTCTCCCGTAAACACCGCAAACGCATGGTAGAACTTCTGCGCCTGGGGGATGCCATACAAAGCAGAATCGAACGCAGTCTCGGAGCGGATAGCGCCGGCCGTCGGCGGGTCGTCGTAGACCACCATGCTTGTATACACGTAGGTTCCAGGGCGGACCGGATCAATCTCCCGGCCGAAACGCAAGGAACCATACGGGGTGACCGAGCCAGAGATACCCGGCGGAGTAGTCGATGAGAACGACTGAATAATGCCGTAAGCCTGGATATTACCGATGGCCTGTGAAGCAAACGATGCGGCCGGGTCGAATTCAACCAGAATGTCAGCCGGGTTAATCGGTGTAATGACCGTTGGCACCAATTCCTGGACAAAACCGTACGGGGTGATGTTGACCGGAGTTGTGATCAATGAATCGCGCGGAAGTTGGTTTACCGCGATCAGGGAAGTATCTGTGTAAGTCGTGTTGGTCGGGATCGTCTGGAAGCTCGTCCAGTCGGGCATCGTTACACCAGTGTTGATCTGAACGTAGTTAAACGTATTCCGACCATACTGAGTGGCGCCCGCGGTCACCCATTCATTATCGGCAGCCGTACCATCGGAAGGCAATTTAGCAAGCAACGCTTCGCTGTATGAGGCTACTCCCCCCAATGGTTGCCGAACGTCCGCTATTCCAATATAGCCTGTCAAGTAGAAGTGCTGTTCATCTTCAGACAGTTTAATGACCCGGTGCCAGGGCCAAAACTGTTGGGGGATACTATTTACGCCGGCGAAAAGCGGCGCGTTGCTCTGATTTGTGTATTCACCAAAAGTTGTTGTTATGACACTGGGAGAAAACTGAATGGGCAGCAGCACATTGCAATAATCGACAGTCGCATTTTTGTTGAACTTATAAATGGTAGGGCTTGCTACACCATAATAAGCGGTGTTTCCGGGCAACTCTTGCGCGACAAACCAGAAATTTCCACTGTTGTCGTAAGCAATGCCCTGCGGAGTTTTGGCCATCTCCCCGGAGCGGGTACCGGTTTGGAGAATTTGTTTAGTCCATGCAATTGCGCCGGTAGACCTATTGTATTTGATTGCCACCATTGCCGAAAAGTTTGGCGTGATAGCGTTATTATTGGAGTCGGTCTTGACAATCGTGATGACGCAATCGTCACTGGGCGCAACGCAGCCGGCATAATAGGTCGGGTATGCCGACCCAAGCAACGAGGGTGGCGGACCAATCGCAGTACTTTGCCACAAGGGCAAACACGACTGATTAAATTTGATGGTACGTACACCCTTACGTTTGACCACACCACTTTGTACTACGCCCATTTCTTGGACCGCGTATAGGGTGTCATCATCACCAACGCGCAAGTCCATGAAATACGAGAAGTAAGTAATGCTACTGCCAGAAGTCGGGTCCCCTGCCTGGGGATTTTCGCGCCAGACCGTACTGGAAACAATTGCGCCGGTAGCAGGATTGACCTTGGCTACAAAACCATCGTAGTAAGTGATCGGTATCACGCCCGATACAAACTTGCACAATCCCGCAGCGTAGATGTTGCCAAAAGAATCCTGAACCAAGCCGCGGATATATGTTGGCGGGGAATTACTGGCCGGCACGCCGGGGGTAACGCCGCCTTGCGGAGCAAGAACTGTCTGCCAAATCACATTGCCAGTACTGGCATTGACGGCCACAAGCGCCGACTTGAAGCTACCGCCCTGTTGTTGCCTTGTAAAGTTTACGACGCTAAATATCAAGTGTCCGGTGAGCACGCACTGGAATGGGAATTGAATGTAGACGCTGCTGCCGCCACCGGTGGTGTAGGCATATCGCTTCATCCAAACAATGGTGCCATCCGATTGAATGCGTGCGATTGCGGAAGACACCGTGCTGCCGTTGTTCCAAAGCCCAGACGCAAAAACGTCATTGGATCCATCCGTAGTCTCACCAATAAAAAGCCAATTAAATTGGCCGCTAGAGGTGAATGATGCGTCTGTTTGATTGGCGAAGTACGAGCCTGGAAACGAAGGCGCCGGCGGCGGAATGTCATCATCCGCTGCGCACATCAACAAACGAAAGGTGGTCGGATCCATTTATGACTCAAACGTAGTTAAGCAAAGAGCCCGCGTGCCAAGTCGAACCACCATCCGTGGTCACAAACATGAACAGCGAAGTTTTGCCGGTTTCCGGAGCCGGCGTGACGTTCTTCGGCCACTTGACCGCCGCAGGCCAAGTAATTGTACCAGAAGTATACGCCACTTCAATCGTCATGGAGTAGTTGATGGGGAATGCAGGCACGTTCGTAAATGAGAACGACGCCGCGCCGGCAACCGTGATGGTGAAGTATTGACCCAGAGAACAATCCACCACCGGCGTAAGAATGGGAATGGTGTAGTAGGTGACCCCACCACCACCTCCGCCGGTAAACTCTTGCACTACCCCGGACGCGTCCTTGTAATACAGCTTGCCATCTTCATAGTTCAGCGCCATTTCTCCGTTCTGGAGGTTGGCCGCGAGCGGAACAGCAGCGGGTGTGTTGCTCCGATAAAGTTGGATAGCGGTGTATCCTGGTTGAGCCATTTCTTTCTCCTGTTAAGCTGCCTTGGGCAGCTTCTCTCCCGTATACCAAGCAAGATTGTCGATTAGCCGCGGATTGCCGGGATCAAGCTCCAAGGCCTTCTTGCCGTGCTCAATCGCCTCATCGGGGCGGCCGGTGTAGTAGGCCGCCAGAGCGGCCAGATCGTGCGGTTCCGGGCCCCAGGCCGCGGGATCGCGTGTGTGCACATGCACGTCAGTACTGATGCCCAGGCAGCGCATGGCGGCCGTGTAGCATCCTTGCCAGTCCTTCTGCGCGTAGTAGATCCTGGCAAGCGTCATCCAAGGGTCGCGGCAGTTCAGAACCGTAGTGCACGCACGTCGAGCCCACATGGCCGCCATAGTGGGTCTTTCCAGGGCTTGGTGGGCCGTTGCCATCATGCGCATGATGCACGCGCGCTCATGGTCCCAAGTGGCCTCCGGATTGCTCAGATAGGCCTGGGCCGCGAGAATGCCTTCTTCCCATTTCTGGGTGTACATTAATTCGCGGGCGAAGTAGAAAGCCATGCGCTGACAGTACTTGTTTTCCTGGGTTGCCGCCCGCAACAGTTCCAGATAGTTGCTGCGACTCTTGGTCGGATCCGGATAGTGCGTCACCAGGACTTTGCCGGTGGTTGCCAACTTCTCCACAGTCCGCGGATCGGGGTACACATATTCATGGCAAGCATGCTTCCAGAAGTACCCGTGGCGCGCGTGGATCTTGTCGTAGTAAAACGCATTCTCCTTACTCCACTGATACATATAACCGACGCGAGTCACCCCTTCGGTCCACAACTTTTCCACCTCCTGGCGCCACCCAGGCTCCAGGACTTCATCCAGGTCTAGGCTCACGCACACGTCAATGTCGGCCGGCACGAGCGCCAGGGCAGCGTCCCGGGCCTTGTCAAAGCGCCAGGGCTTCACGGAGATGGTGTGCACCTCCGCGCCGTGCTCCCGGGCCTTCTGCACTGTGTTGTCGGTGGACCCTGTGTCCGCAATCAGAACGAGGTCCGCCTCCTTGGCGGATTCGCAAAACCTTTCTACAAAGGCCTCTTCGTTCTTGGCAATCGCGTAGACCGCAATTTTCATGTCATGCCCAGTTCATGAAAGAGAGAAACTGATTGCCGGCGACCGGCGCGTTTTGGAAAATCCAATTGGTGTTATTGCCGCCATCCGTAGAGTTAGCGCCGGCATACCAAACCGATCCGTTTGCTGTGCTTCCAGTGGAATAACTGATGTTCATGTAATTACATGAAATTGTCGTACTGGCGTTGTTGGCGATAAAAGTATGAGCAGAGAGTGATGTGGATCCCACCGTCACCAAATTTCCGGGAGTGCCCAAAAACTCTAAAGTTTGAACGCGGTAATTCCGAGCGGATTGGAAAGTGAATGTCGCCGGTGACACCAAATTTTTGAAACTATAAACATAGCATGAACCGCTTACCGTCAAGGCGCCCGCTCCGGCATTACACATTCGCGGCCATGTCATATTGGAAAAATCGCCTGGAGTCGCAGTTTTAGCACTGGCGCTTGTAAAGTTGATCTGCCCGGTTGCGGCGCCAGAAATTGTAAAGGAGGCTCCGGCGGCGCTAGGTGAAAATGCAGTTCCGGACCCGTTTATGGTCCAGACACTGCTTCCAAAAGTAATGCTTGAACTTGTGTCTACAGTTGATATATTAAACGCTTGATCAATTGTTAAATTAAAACTATTGGTATTGAAACTTCCCGCGGACATGCTTAGTCCGTTAGATATGTACATTGCGTCACCCAAAACAACAGTGCCCGTTTGAGTGCCGTTGTTGCTGTCCCCAATTCGTATTGGAAATGGTAGGGATTTTCCGTTTGAGGTGATTGTGCTAGTAAGTCCCGTGAATGCTATAAAATAGGTTGTGTTAGTTGTGGTGGTAAGGGTCATGCCACTTGAAAACGTGACATTCCCCGTAAAAGTACGACCGCTAGAACTACCGGCACTAAGCGTGCCGCTAAAACCGGTAAAGTCAACATCGCCATAACCATAGCTATTAGCACTAAAAGTAACGGTATCCGTGCCTGCGTTAATATAAAAATGCAATCGGAGGCTTGGAACTGGCGCGGCACCTAATGAGAAGGTGCGCGTGCCAGTAGAGCCAGAGTAGGTAAACTCCATGCGGCTAGTTCCGGTCACCGTAAAGTTAGTTGCGATGCCCACATTAAATACGGTCGCCGCGTTGCCCGTAATAGCGAATTTCGACCCTGTTCCAAAGGTAAGATTTCGCACACCGGAGCCGGTTGAAGAAAATATAGGGGCTGTGACTGTCTGGTTAGAACCTAGATTAAAATTGCCAACTAAGAGTGAGAAGTAGTTACCGGCAGTGCTGTTGTCAATTGTAAAATCGCCAACAAGCGTGAACGTCGTAGTTGATGTGGCGTTAACTTCCCATCGGTTTTTTAACGTGCGGTTATTTGTGGTGACAGTAAAGGACTCACCCGCATAACCAAATAAAGTATGAGTTGAGCCACTTGTGGCAAACGACATGCCCGTAGAGAAAGTTGGCTGAGATACGTACCAAGTGGTACTACCAAGCGTCCCGGAAAATCCGGTGAAATCAACAATCCGAGTATAAGCAGTACCAAAAAGGATTGTATCCGTTCCTGCGGTAATGTAGATGTTGGGGTTGTTTGCCGCAACCGCACCAGTAAAAGAGCCCGTAATTGTGCGATTTCCAGTTGCGCCGGAGTATGTAAAATTAAACCGGTTGGTGCCCGTATAGGTCAGGTTGGTGCTATTAGAAGTTGTGAATACGGTTGTGCCATTCCCAAACAAGCTAATCTGACTTCCGGCAGTCGAAAAGTTGATATTGCGTACGTTGCTGTTAGTACTGGAGAATCGTGCGTGTGTGAACACAAACCCGTTAAGGTCGATTGTGCCGTTGGTCAGGGTGAGAGTGCGCGCGGTTACGTTGGTTGTGGTGAACGTAAGATTGGACGTGAGACGGAATGTGCCCCCTACTCCGTCCATTGTAAAATTATAAGGTAGCGCCGGACCCGCATTTGTGAGAGTCCGGGCTGTTGCATTTGTGGACCCACAAGTCAGGGTGGCCGTTGAATCCACATATGAGGCGATATTGGCGCCAAGGGTCACATCCCCGTAAAAAATGAATGTGGAGGAGTATGTGAAAGCCCCGCAAGTCAACCCGCTGAGGTCCCAGTTACGGACGTTCGTACTGCCTTGTCCGAAAGTGTTTGCGCCCATGTTGGCCGAAACCACAAAATTGTGTGCGTTAGTCTCAGTAAGTCCAGTGTTGTTATTGACAAGGGAAACTACCGCAAACGCGCCTGTGCCGGAATATGTGAGCACTCCGGATCCGGTCCATGTGTAGTTCGTGGCGTTTGAGAAGTTAAAAATGCCACTGATATAGCCGGAATTGGGTGTGATTGTGAACGAGCCGCCGGTGCCGTAGGTCAGATTTTTTGTTTCGGCTGACGTTAAAAGATACTGACCGGGAAAGGTCAGGGCGAATCCATTTAGGTCAATCGTACCCGCTACCAAAGTCCATTCTTGCGCGGTTGTTGAAGTCCAATTGTTTTGCAATTGAAATTTGGCCCCGGCAGCACGTGCGTTGATATATGGGCGGACTCCCGCATTGTATGAAGTTGGACAAGTCCAAGTCGTGGTGCCCGCGCCCTGAAAATTAATCGTGGAAACGCCGGACATAGTAATGTTGGCATTTACATTTATGCCGCCATTCGTTCCGCCCATATAAAAGAATTGGCTATTCAGGGCAATCGTCAAAGACAGGGTTCTTGCGCTGCAATCCAGCGTGGAACATGCCATTTGCGCATTGGTCGTGAGTGTTAGGGTTGTGCCGGCCGCACCTGTGTTGTTATCAATGATAACGGTGTCTTGCCCCAGGGGGTAGTTGTTTACAGACGCGCCGCCGCCAGATGTAGTCGCCCACCGTGTGGTAGCAGTCCAGTTTCCGGTGCCGCCCACTGCATAAACAGTCTTGGGGGTTGTAAAAGTTACGCCAGTACAGTTGCCAAAATCGCCAATACTGGTGCCTGTGACCGGCGCGCCGGCGCCCGTAAAGTTACAATTGCGGATGTTTACATCGTTAAAGTTGTATGTGGCGGCACTTATTGTATTGTTGGGGGCGGCAATGTCGGCTGAACAAAAAAACGTCCGAGTTGCACGATCGACCGAAGCAGTAATAGAGAATGTGCCTGAGCAATTGACAGAAACTCCGGAAGCCAGTTCGACACGTATGTAAGATCCGGGACTTGAAACGGTTGGACCATTGATTGTTAGATTTCTACAATTTAGCGTAGTGTTAAAACCGGTAGGGTTGGTGGAAGTAGAGCGGGTAATAACTACATCATACCAAGTAAGACCGCTATTCCAGTTAAGGGTGGTGTTGGTGCCGGTTGAAACGATCGTCGATGTTCCCACGTTGAACGTGAGATTAGTAATGGTGCCAAAACTGACTGAAAATAAGCTGTTGCCAAGGGTAATGGTGGAAGACCCGAGCGTGAGTGTTCGCACGTTCGAGTTGCTACTGCCAATGCCGCCGGTCACGATATTAAAATTTGCGGTGTTTAATGACCCCGCGGTAAGAGTAATAGTGCCGGAACCTTGTGTTAAGGCACTTCCCAGGGACCACCCCCCGCCCACGCCGTTAAAAACTATGTCTACGCTGCCGAAGTTCACCCCGTTGGTGGTAACGGTCTTTCCTGTGGTGGTGGCAGTAAAGTTGATCGTGGATGCGCCTGAAACAACAAAGTTTGTTGCCGGAAGCGTCATGCTCCCGAAAACAGTCAAGTTGGAACCCACTGATAGGGTCATCGTGCCGTCAAGCGCGCCACCACCTCCGCCGGTGGTGAAGTCACCGCACGCCGCGGATGTGCCGACGGTGACCGTGAATGCGCCGGTGCCGGTGTTGCTATTGGCGTCGAAGATGACGTTATCGGCAGTCGTGGGCGCGCTCGCGCCACTGGCGCCACCACTGGTGGCTGACCAGTTGGTGGTGCTAGTGTTGTTCCACGTGCCGCTGCCGCCGACCCAATACCTATCAGCCATTAGACCACCTCTTGCGGATCAACCGGTTGAGACATTGCCACGATTTGATTGAGCCAATTATTGAGACGTTCCTGCTTCATGGCATCAATCTCCTGGTCGGTGAGCGTGTGATCATCCGGCAAATAAATTGCATCCCGGAAAGTGCCATACTGGGTGTTATACTCAAAAATGATCTGCTGCATTTATGCCTCCGTGGAAACAGCCACGCAATCCCAACGCGCTGCGTCGGTATTGTAGATCAAACCAACATAGGTTGTTTTGTTCACCACCGTGGTTGTTGGCAGCGTAGCGCCGACCGATCGATATGTCTTGGCAGAACCCGAAGCCCAGGTCAAAGCACGCGCGGTGCCATTGTCCAATAGCCGGATAATCAGCTTCTTGCCGTTCGTGGGCGCACCAGTATCGGCGTTGATGGTCAGCGCCGTGCTCTGCGCGGTGGCCGCGTACATATCGAACGAATCGCTATTCGGCGCAAACGGCGACGAAATCGACGCGGTGCTGCTGACGTTATAGGTCGGGGCAGCGCCGGTCGCGCCTGTGGGGCCTGTGGGGCCCGTAGCGCCAGTTGCGCCAGTTGCGCCAGTTGCGCCGGTGGGGCCCGTAGCGCCGGTATCGCCGGTGGGGCCAGGAGGGCCCGGCGGACCGGTATCTCCAGTTGCACCGGTTGGGCCCGTAGCGCCAGTTGCGCCTGTGGGACCTGTAGCGCCGGTATCGCCCGTAGCGCCAGTTGCGCCTGTGGGGCCCGTAGCGCCAGTTGCGCCTGTGGGGCCCGTAGCGCCCGTAGCGCCCGTAGCGCCAGTTGCGCCTGTGGGGCCCGTAGCGCCAGTTGCGCCTGTGGGGCCGGAGTACGCGACCTGGGCAATGGATACGATTACGCTCGGGTTAGCAGGAACTGTGGCGCTGCTCGGAATATGCTCAAGGCTTACCGCAGTGTCTGCGGCAGTCCAATATAGTTCGAGCCAATCATTCGCATTCAACTCTAGCGTGATTGGCACGGTCATCAGGATCTTGCCGGCAAGTCCCGATTGCAAATGCGGCACAAATACGCGGCTTGCGGAATCCGGAAGTACTGATCCATTCAAAACCCACCACATGGTGGTTTCTACGTCGTCGTTATTGTCGGTGTTGGAAAACTGCGCCGAGAACTGGATTGTGTAAGTTCCCGCTGCTGCAACAGTCATCCGTTTGCCGAGCGACAGCGTGACGTTGAAATTATTGGGATCAGCAGTGCCGATACTGACCACTTGCGACGCGGAGGCTGTGGTGAGTGCTTGATCGGTGTTATCCCAGAATGCACCCCAATTTGCCACGGTGCCGCCCACGCCCGTAGCGCCCGTCGGGCCCGTGGGGCCGGTATCACCCGTGGGGCCCGTAGCGCCCGTAGCGCCGGTCGCGCCGGTCGCGCCGGTCGCACCCGTGGGACCGGTATCGCCCTGGCCGCCCGTGGGGCCCGTGGGCCCGGTGGGGCCTTGGCCGCCCGTGGGGCCCGTGGCGCCCGTAGCGCCAGTTGCGCCCGTAGCGCCAGTCGCGCCCGTAGCGCCAGTTGCGCCCGTAGCGCCAGTTGCGCCGGTCGCGCCGGTGGGGCCCGTGGCGCCTTGAGCCCCTGTGGGCCCCGTGGGGCCCGTGGCGCCCGTAGTGCCGGTGCCAGTGGCGCCGGTGGCGCCCGTAGCGCCGGTGGCGCCTGTGGGGCCCGTGGCGCCGGTGGCGCCGGTGGCGCCGGTCGCGCCCGTGGCGCCGGTATTACCTTGCCCGCCAGAGGGCCCTGTGGGGCCTGCGGGGCCTGTGGCGCCCGTCGGGCCCGTAGGCCCGCCAAGTGCACCAATTGCAGACAGCGCGACCTTTTTGCTCACGCCGTTTTGGACGACAACCGTCAACTCACTCCCGGAAAGGGGGTAGGTGGCTGTGCCCAGTTCGCTAATTGAACGGTCGGCCATGTTCTTCTTTCTTAGTACTTAATATCGCCAGAGGCCCCGGCGTCGGGCGGGTCTCCATCAATGAAATGAGAGTCGCCGGCATTGTTGGGGTTGCCCTCCATGACAAGGTGCCGGTTATCAATACCAATGAACACGTCAGGTCGCGGGTGGCGCAACGCAATGTTTTCTGTCTGTCGGGCCGGCAAGCGCCAGGGATCGAATTGATCCCGGTCGTTCTTGCACACCCGCATCCCAGGGAAGTTGGGATCGGGCATCAGATCCACGTAGGGATACTTGATGTTGCAGCGATCGCAGATCCCTACAGACAGTACCGAGTTCCCACGTGTATCCAGGTAGATCGACATATTAGTTTCCGCTGCCCGCTTGAATGACTGCGAACGAGGTAACGCCCGTGCCGGTTTGCACAACACGAATGGCCGTGACCGGGAACGAGTAGGTGCCGGTTGCAGACACGAGCTTGCTCGTCAGGTCCGGATGCGGAACCCAATCTGCGGTGGATGCAGACCACCCAGGCGCGTAAATGTCGTCATACGTGGCCTGCACGGTGTACGTGGGCGCGCCAGAGACAACCACCGCACGCACCGACACATTGAACGGCGAGATGAGGGTGTCCATCACCACGGGCGTCGAGTCCGCCGCATTGGTGACCGAGAAATAAACTGGGGTCATCGATTGCTCCTGGTTAAATGACTAAAAAGGCGGGGGTTGCCCCCCGCACATTTTTAGCTGTTGGTGTAACCAGAGCCGTACGGGATGATCGTGCCGTCGGGGTTACGCGCCGTGTACACGACACTCAGAACGCCAACAGCACCGGCGCCGGCCGTCCAAGAGACGGTCACGTCGGCGGCGCCGACGTTGGCAGCTTCCGTAGCCGCGGCCGTGGTCGTAGCGGGCGTCAGCGCGCGAATGCCGGCGCCGTCGCTCAACGTGCCGACAACCACGCTATCACACGTCACGTTAGGCGTGGCGGGAGACGTAGCAGCGGTCGTGCCATAGAACGTGGCATCCATGAGGATCGAGCCGGCAGGGATCACGATCGTCGTGGCCGTGCCGCCGGCAACGGCAGCTTGGCGCGACAGAACGGCTGCGCCAGTTGCGTCAGCAGACGAGCCACCCGCATTGGTCAGGGTTTGGCGCGGTCCGATTCGCAGGGGAGGGGTAAAGGTACTAGACATTTCAATTTCCTTGCTAAGAGGATGCCCCAAAGGTCACTTAGCTGTCTGCCAGGAAGATGAAAGGCAGTCGCAGAGGGGCGGATTCTTCCTATTACTACTTATGCACAAAGGTTAGGCATTTCGGCCCAGGAATTGCTTTTGCGGACGTTTTCCGCGCCAGGGATTACCTGGAGATTGGTCGGCACATGCAGCCCCGAAACAGTCTTACCCTGCAACGGGATGATGTGGTCAACGTGCCAGGGGAACCCAAACATCTGTGTCCTCAGTGCCGCCAGTTCGTAGGCCTGCTCCATCATCCACAGATCGTCGTCAGTCAGCCACGCCGGCGTGCGCATGAGCTTTGCGGCTTGTCGTCTTCGGGTTCTCGCCAAACGCTTGTGTGGGTTGTCTTTGTTAAACCGGTTTAATCGTTCAAGATCGGCTTTTTTAACGTGGGGTTGTTGACTCCACGTTCTTTTTGTAAGAAGTAGGCATTCACAACAAGTGCGGTTGCTAAGTCGCCTTTCTGCAACGTGGCCGTGCTTGCATGGCTCGCCCGTGAAGTACCGCGGAAGATTTTGATCAATTGCCTGTTGGCGTGAGATTATTTGCATGTGTATCAGTATAAACAAAAACCCCCCTGGTTGTTAACTCCAGGGGGGTTATTTGCTCTACAGTGGGGAGTGGTTACACGCCCGCGGTACCATAGATGTTGCGGGCGTCGTGCCAGCCCGTGGCGTACCGCTCGGTGGCCTTGTAGCGCATCGAGTCAGTCTCAAAGTCCCCTTCCATAGATTTCTCCATAGGACGACGCATCACGAGCATCAGACCGTTCTCCGCATCGGTCTGCACCCACCATGCCTTACTGGACGACAGACGGGTCACCACGTGGGTGCCCTTCGGCAGCATACCAGTAGACTTGATCGGGTTCAGATCGTTGTCGGCGGTGCCGCTACGCAGAACCGACTTCAGGATCACCTCAGCCTGGAATTCCAGGGCAGGAGGCACCACCAACTGCTCCGCACGCAGACGGATACGCTTGCCGTTGTTGTCGATCGCGCCGCGGATCTGGATCAGGATCTGCTCCACGGACGTTTGCGACAAGTTGGCGGCAGTCGTCAGTTGGTTGCTGTACGTCAGACCGTTAGCCACGGGGTGAGCCGTGTTAACGAGCGTCACGCCGTCGCCACCCACGTAACCGGGGGTGAACGCGAAGTTCAGCAAGTTGGCGCACAGGGTTTCCTTGGTCTCAATCATGGACTGAGCAAGGTGCTTGGCGAAGGTGCTGCCGATACGGATGTGATCACCGTCTTCCATCAGAACCTTGGTCAGGGCATAAGCCAGACCATAGATTTGATAGATGAATCGGGTGATGTACAACGTACCGCCCTGGTCATAAGAGACCGGGGTGCCGTCAGGCATGGCCGGAGCGGCATTCATACCAAACAGCATCACTTCTTCGTGATAGTTACGGGGGATGCCTTGGATCTGCTCGACGAATCCTTTCCATTCATCGTCGCGCTGCTCGTAGACACCATCAAAGACTTCGTTGATAATCGGTTCGACTACCGCACGAAAGTCAGTACTGCGCATCGGGGCTGCCATATGCTACTCCTTTCGTATTAGATGAGAACCGTCGGGTAGACGAACTGGTGGTTAGCGATCTGAACCTGGACGATGGTTTTAGCATCACCCCAAGCATTCAGTTCGCCGGTCGGATAGGCCACTTCACGGCCCAGGCCAACAACGCGCACTTGGCCCTGAGCGCCCGAAGCCTGCGAAGCGGCTGCGAGACCCATGGTCGAGAAACCCGCGCCGCCAACACCAATCGAGGTGCCGGAAGCAGGCGTGTAACCCGCGGTCGTGTCGAAGTTGTACTGGAAACCCATCTTGGCCGTCGTCACAGAGCCGTTGGCCTGTGCTTCGTACACAATCACCGGATCCGTCCAGATCCAGAAAACGATCTGGGTGGAGGCGGCGAGCGTTTCGTACGAGGCCCACTTGGCGACGGAGCGACGACC